AAAGTATTTTACACCATATACTTTTTTAGATTCAGTTTCAGGATACTTTAAGTTTAAACAAACTACTTTTAGATTTGCAAGTTGTTTTTTGTCTATAAGCTGTTTTGTTGATACAACCTTATTAACCATACCAAACAGACCTTGTAATACTAACTTGTGTGTTTTACTATCGTCCAGTGTTCCTGTAAGACCTATTCGATATTTACAATCTGTAAGTTTTGTCATTATTTTTGTTAATGAAACAGCCTTAAACAAATGAGCCTCATCACCTATAACAGCACCATAATCTTCAAAAAACTTTTTAGGCATTTTGTATAATGATTGCCATGTTGAGATGACTATTCTCTTATTTTCATCAATATCATATCCGTGATATTTTCTACTAACATTTGTTTCTACATCATAACCATAGTCCTTAAAGTCTTTATATAACTGTTCAACAAGTGATGTGGTTGGCACAATAATTAAAATATTATTGTTTATCATATTTAAATAATGTCTTGCTAACATATAGATAATAAGTGATTTACCTGAAGCTGTAGGCGATAATATCAATCCTCTTTCATATTGTAAGGCAAATTTATATGCGTCAATTTGATAATCCCTCGGTGTGATAGAGAGTTCATACTCTTTAATCATTCCGTCTATATCGGCGGCTGAGAGTGTATTATTTGTAAGAATTTCACTAGATTCAACTATATGAATATCTTTTTTATTACACCAATCTTTTAGATATGGGTACAGTCCTACATACATTTGACCTGTAGCATATGAATATAATCTTATCTTACCATCCCACACTCTATTACGAAACTGTGGTGTAAACTTGTAACCAGGTACCTCAAACGAAAAAAAGTCTGAAAGTTCTCTACGAATAGAGGCATCAGCGTCTATACGAATATAGACATCATTGATTTTATCAATAATAATATTTTGCATTTTAGTAATAACTAAATGGATTTTTTCTAGCGTGAACTCTTTTTTTTGCTATTTCTTTATCAAGTTTTCTCATATTTCCAACAATTTGTCTATCTCTAAATTCTGCTGGTAAACCTAAGTGAGGTCGAGCATCAAATAACATATCTTTACCATATGGACCATTTAAGTTATTATAATGTAAAAACACTTGTGCGTGATTGTTGCCTAAAAACGGTTCTCTCCAGTGTTCTATATCACAACCTCTATACAATATCATATCGCCTGGATTTAAATTTAAAGCTTTTCCTTTTTTACCAAAACCACCAGACTCATCTACCCACATAGGCCATTGATAATCTTGCCAGTTTTTCTTACAGTCTTTTAAATTATCAATATTATGTCCTAAAAAAAGTGTTGTTGATACTTCACAACTAACTCTATCTTTATGTCTTTTTAAAACATCACCTTTTCTATATAAACGCCAATAGGAATAAGTTGGTATTAAATCAAGTCCTGTGATTGTTTGCATTTGTTTTAATCCTTGAGTAAGTAACGTTTCCATTGCAGGATCACCATAACAAGAATAAACACCAGGGCATTGAGGTTGAGTAAAGCCTCCATCCGCAGGCTCACTATAATTAGGCCATTTTCGGTCAATCATTGTTCTAGCACGTTTTTCTCTTAACCGAGCATACGCATAAAGATATTCAGCCATTTGTACAGGTATAAAATTTCTAATAACACAATATTTGTGTTTCTTGTAAAATTCTGCTGTGTCTTTTATTGTTTCTGCCATAACCTATTTATCCTATTATTGCCAAGGTTTTCCTAAACTCCATAAAACTAAAGAATATCTAGTACCTCTTGTAACAGGAGTAACACAATGATACATAAAAGATGGAAATATAATAATAGAACCTTGAGGTCTAATTTCTTTACAAACTTTATATCTATCTTTACCTGTATGTGGTCCTATATCAAACTTTAAATTACCTCCAGCATAATTTTCTGGTTTTGTTAAATTAACTGTCATACTTAATTTTCTAACTTTGTCCCACATATAATAATTATCTGTAAAACCTGAAGCCAATCTTTGTCCATCACGCTTCAAAGGTATATCTGAAGCCTTCATATCAGGTACAGGACTTTGTTTTTCATCTTTCATATCAAATATAGGTGCACCATTTTTATCTCTTAAAACTGGTTTAAATTGTGGACTTATACCTTTTTCAGCGTTACCAGATTTAATTAAAACTGCGGGTTTATACATAGCAAACTTATCAGATGAACCATCAGCATGCCATCCATAAAACCCACCATGATTTTTATGTCCATGATAAACAGTAAATTGAAAAGATTCTGAAAAATCCCATTGCCAATTCCAGCCTGCTTTTTTATTTGCATGATGAATAAAAGGATGAAATAAATCGTATAACCATTGGTCACCTAACCAAGAAACTTCACTATCTCTAACATAAGCATTTTTATCATTTAAACCTTTTTTGGCCATTGTTGCTCTTGTTGCGCCAGCAGTCATTATTTTGTTAGAAACTTTTTTTCCAGCACTATCTACTGCGCCTTTTTCTTTATGGTCAAATGTAGTTGCTACTTTACTCACACCTCTTTTTTCATCTAAAACCATTTTAGAAAGACCATATGTAATAATTTTTCTACACATATCTGGTTTGATAGCTTTCAAATAATACATATATGAATTTCTTAATTGCATTTAAATTATTCCACTTGTAAACTTCTTCCACTCTATAGCGTTTTTAATTTGAAATGTACGATTAGATATAATACGAATTGTTTTGTCTAGGTAATCAACCACACTTTGTATATAAGTTACTTTTTGTTCTAACTTAATCAAATCATCATCTGACTTAATGTACTTGTCAACATCTTGTTTAAGCAATTTAATATCAAAAGGTTTTTCTTGGTAGACTTGTGAATCTGCTTTACCAGTATAGTATTCCCATTTTTCTCTTAACAATCTATCTCTATCTTGTTCAGCTTTCTTTAATAGATTGATATATTGATTATGAAATTTACAATACTTGTTATGTAGTTGTGGTGTTTTTAATGATTCTAAATCAAGCTCAGTATCATTTAATTTAAGGTCTTTTTCGGCTAATGCCTGTAATTCATCAAAGGTCATAATATCTCCATTATATCAGCTATTGACTATTTAGTCAATGGTTTACGAAGTCGTTTCCACAGTAGTGCTTGATGATACATTTGCAAATTCATATATTTTATATTGAAATGTAACACTAGCAGTTAAATAATCAACATCTGTGGCCTGTTGATTATAGTCTAATCCAGAAAGTGATATTGGATATATATCTCTAAATCTTATTTCTATATTTGAATTATTTTTACTTGTCAGTACAAATAAGGTAGCGTCTGAATAAAGACCACCATCATCTTGTACTGCTTTTGTCACTTTACCTAATTCGTTATTAATACCTGTATTTGTAGTTGTTGGATATCTATCAGCACTTGCGCCTTGTAAAGCACGAAACTGTGAAGTGTCTTTTGGAAAACCAAGACCTGTTAACCAACCGTGTATTTCTCTATAGTTTTCTAAATTTTCATCTACTAAAAAAGATATGTTTAAAGTATCATAATCTAACTTATCACCAGGTATTGGTATATCTTTTAAAGGTGTAGGTTGATTTGCTGTACCTAATGTAATACCAGGTATGTTTGCAGCCGTACAAAAATATTCTACTTTAGGTAGTTTTATTATACTAAATTTAAACTGTGTAGGACTAGCATAATCTAGTTTTGTAGGTTGTCTATTATATGCGTTTGTAGTTGTCATAGTAATATTTATATACTATTTAGGAAGTGTTCCTGACTCGCCTAGTTTCTCTAAAGCATCTGCGATTGTATTCATACTTACATTATCTTTTTTACAAGGGTTTTCTTCAGTAGATATTTGTAGTTCTTCACATATTGGTAATGTTTCATCTATTACTTCTTTTTCACAGGCACTTGCCCAAGTAAACAGAAATAATATTACTGTTGCTATTACAAATATGTATAGGTATTGAATTAATATTTTTTTCATAGTGCGATATTATTTATGCTAAAAAAAAGGGCGACTTTTTAGGGCCGCCCTTTTTAAAATATATCTCAACGAGATATTACATAATGTTCGTTACTTGAACACGTCTGTAGTATCTGTTTGCGTTGATAGCACCAACACCGTCAGCAGTGATATTATCACCAGATCCAGCACCAGCAAATGGGTTTGCAACAAGAC